CGCGCTACTGGTGCGGTCTTCCTGCGCCATCCCGCTTGCGACGATGCGGCCATTGGGATCGGTGATGAGTGCGTTCAGCACGCAGAAGTCGGGTGTCAGCTGCACGACTTCGGTGGTGAGTGAGTGGTCGGCGAAGTTGGCGCGGAAGTATTTGAGGCGCTCGACTACTTCGACATAGGGTTTGCCTTTAATGTTGGTCGTCTTGAATTGGTGCATTTTTGGTTTGTTTAGTTGGTTGATTTGCAGCGAAGTTCAACGCGGCGCGGATGCTGCCAAATCGCGCCCGGCATAGGGTGAGGGTGTCAGCCTCGCAGTAGACGGAAGTAAGTTGCATTTTGGACTGGTTAGAAAGTGTCGGTGTCATCTTCTTTGTTGAGTTCATTGGTTTTTTTTAGGTACGCAAATATACATAAATAAATAATAGGCAGTGCGCAGAATGATATGTACCACCACCAGCGGTCATGGAAGTCAGCCATCATGTAGACCATGCTTAGCAGGAAGGGAAGGATCAGGAGTAGGTTGCTCATTTGTCGAATAGGTTTTGAAAGTTAGACAGGGTGCGGTCTTTGCCCAGCACTACAAGCAGCGTTTGTATTTCGTCGAAGGTGCAGAGTGTATAGAAGTGCTTGCGTGTTAGGAACTCAACGCAGAACTCTCTGCTGTGCGGGTGTTCGTAGCTTTGGATGGCGTCGCGGGTTTCGCCTCTCATGCGATCCCAAAGGGTTGGTGCTTGTTGCATAGTTAATTTTGGTTTAGAAGGTTTTGACGTGCTTGAAGGTAGCGGCCGTAGAGTTCGTAGTTGAACGTCAGCGGCCTTTTGGTTTCGCTGGATGAAGGCGTTGCGGTTCGTTCCAGCATGTAGCGGATGTGGCGATGCCACGCGTAGAGGTATGCGGGGATGAAGTTCATGGTTTGGTTGGGTTTAAGGTTGGCATTGGTAGAGGTGTTGATGAGCGTTGGAAGCGGATGAAGCGAAACCAGTCGCGGTGTTGGCTGCGAAATAGCGCGTCTACAATTTGACGTGTCCGCGTCGGGTTGCTGTTTGACCGGAACGGATATTCGGCGTGCATTGCGTACATCCCGCTGGGCAGCTTGTGGATGTAGGCCTCAACGATATTGCCGTTGTCAAGGGTGATGGGTGTGTGAGCGATGATGTCGTGTTGCATTGGGTTTGGGTTTAGAGGGTTAAAAGAATGCGCGTTGTCAAGTCGCGCCCCTTGGTGGGTTAGTATGCTATTTAGCGTCTTTCGTCGATAACTTCTCTGTGTATCGCAGCCATCTCACGGTAGGTTAAATCTCCTTTCAACTTAAACGCCCTACCGCAGTAGCGCGTGTAAACGCCTTGTTGGGCTGGATTCAATACTTTTGTTCCATTGTGGTTGAATTCGACTTTTGCCAATGCATCCTCAGCAAGATTAAAGAGTCTTTTGATTTCGATAATTTGTGTTGTTTCCATGGTATGTGTTTTTTTCCGTTTTGGTATATGCAAATATACATACATATATATATACGATACAAACTTTTTTTAATTTTTTTTTCTGCGTTTCCAGCGCGTAGGGGTACTTTTGGACAAAACTTGTCCAACGCTCACGATTTTGAAGCCTTGATTTTCCGCGCTTACCTCAACCGAGCGAACAAAACGACGCTCGCCAGCAGTCCCAAAATCGCCCCCATTAGCAGTATCGGCCACCTGCTTTTGCGCTTCTTCGGCTGAACTACAACGGTGCGCTCTACTATTGTCGTATCGCGCATTATTAAGCGTTCTATGACAGTATCTCTGCGCAGACGGATGACAATGCCACTGCCTGAATTTGCGACGCTTAGAACGCTTGTTTTAGCACTGTCGCGCAAAGTGAAGCGGCGTATCAACCCGGCACTGTCGCACAGGTCAGGAAGCGTCAACTCCGTCAAGCTGCCAGCGGTCACGACTTGCCGGTCAGTGTGAACGACGGCGCTCGTGCGGATCACCTCCGCAGGCTTCCGGCAGCAGCCAAAAAGCAGCAGGCTAAATATGAGCGTACTCTTGTGTCGCATTGAACGATGGGCAGGCTTTGGATACTTTCGGGAAGTCGCGATGGCCGAGTATCTTGGCCGCTGGGTACTTGGCGCGCCACTCATGCAACACCTGTGAGAGTGCGTCTTTTTGGCCTTGCGTGCGATTGTCAACCGGGTTGCCCCGGCTGTCAACGCCGCCGATGTAGCTGATGTGTAGGCTCACCGAATTGTAGCCGGCAACGCCGTTGCATACGGTGTCATCCGGTGCCAGCGTGATGACTTCGCCGTTGGGTTTGACGACCTTGTGATAACCGGGTGACTTCCACTTCAGGTTTGTCCGCCAGTAGTTCTGAATCGAATCGATTGTCGTTGAGTGCGGTGTCGCCGTGCAGTGAACGACAAGGTATTTGATGTTTCGCATTTGGCCTATTTAGGTTGCAAAATTAAATATCATTGGTCTTGATTTTACACCCCATAAGGTACGAATCAATACGCCTCCTACCACTTTACACCCTATCGGGTGCTGGTCGTCGTGAACGTCGCATCAATGACGCGGGTGTCTATTTTCTTGGTGTTCAGGTGGATCAGTTTCAGCTTCATCCAGTAGCCACCCAATGGCTTCGGCGGTCTGCCTCTCTCAACGTGAAAGCCACCAACTCCTCCCTGATACTCCTCCTTGTATGTCGCTGTACGAATTTGGTGCAGAGGCCGTTGTTTGATTATATAGTCGCTTCGGTTGAGGTAGGTGATGACGTTGACGTGATGATACAACTCATGCACGTGCCCTTGCCAAGTGCAGTCGTAGCCTTCGACCATCGCCATGATTCGCTGGTCTTGGATGACGCCTTTGGTCACTGGGCCGCCTCCGCCTGAACCGTGGTAGTAGTGCATCGCAAAGCGTGTCCGGTGGTTTACTTTAGCACTGTGCGTGAATCCGAACAGGATTGCGCCGCCGTAGCCGCCAAGCTGAACGTCAGTCTTGCAATCGTGGTTTAGCAGCGTGACGAACATCTGCAATGCGTCGAACTCGACATGGCGGATCACGCTTGTCTCGTGGTTGCCGTAGCCGATCAGCGCGATATGCTTAGCGTATGGCTTGAACCAGTTCACCGCGTCGTTTACGACGGCTTGGAGGTAGTTGCCCTGGTTGTGTTCAGGTCTGATCTCATCCTTTCCCCTACGTGGATCGCCTCTGCCTTGCATGAGGCAGAAGGTGTCGCCGTTCATGATGACCTTGGCGTTCCGGCGCACAGCTTCGTCGAGGTGGCTTTTTAGCAGGTCGCGATCGCACTTCGGGTTGTCCCAGTGCAGGTCGCTGATGAGCAGAAACTCCGCCTCCCTCCCTTCGCAGTCGAAGGTGTGAACATTCGCTGCGTGTCGGGTTATTTTCATGGCTATGGTTTGGTTGGTGTCTTGAGTAGCTTCAAGATTCGCACTTCCAGCACCTCCGTGATCTTGACGCCTGAAAAGCCGACGATGAAGGCGAGGCCGTACTCGATGTTCGGCGCTTTAATGTTCAGGATGCCAATGATGACTGGCGCGATGTAGGTGGCAGATAGTGTGCCGCTAAGTACTGCGATCAGCTGCATTTTCCAGTTTTTCATCTTTGGGGCAAGCAGTAGTGCGCCGAAGAAGCCGGCGATGGTTAGGCCGAGGTTGATGCCGATTGATTTGAGGAAGTCGATCATTGTTAATCTTCGTTTAGTGTGTTGTTCAAGTCGTCGCGCTCGGTGTAGTCCTTGCCGTACTGGTCATCCCAGCCGAGGAAGGTATGCACCCCGACAGGCGGAGGCCATACCTGATATTGTTTCCAGTGTTCAGGTTCGTCTTTGTCCCAAAGTATGTCGACGCAGTACGCCTTAGAGTTGTCGGGGTTGATGTGGCCAAGTTCCACGCAGAAATGCGGTGCAGCCTCTATATCGTGAATACTACGAAAGTTAGCGTAAACGTCAAACTCGTATTTGCGGAAGGTCGGCATTTATAGTCGGGTTAATTCGGCGAGTTGGGCATCGGTGAGGCGCGTTGTGTAGAGGGCAGCGGCGCGGATGCGGTCGTTGAGAAATGCTGTTCCTGCAATAGTTTGGCCTATAAATACACTACTGAGCGTTGAAAAAGATAAGGAGTCATTAGCCGATACAGTACCTGCAACGCCATTAACATACAAAACACAGTTACCGCTTTGGTAAGCAGCAGCTACTTTTATTATCCCCGCTGATGACACGGTTGACCTAATATCTACTCTTGCAGGATTTGCACTTGTGTCTATTTGCAACCGAATGGTATTACTTGCTAAACTCGTAAAGCCAATAAATATGCGATTGTTTGTCGCACCAATATCTATAAATGTTTTGGCAACTGTGCCTTGCAACGCCTTGACATCCACCTCCGCATAAATCGTCCCCTCCGTTTGGCCTATCAAGCCACTCACGAGCGCACCCGATGCGCTGATGACGTCGGCGGCACGGCTGCCTGTGCCTGTCGTTGTGGGGATGTATGTGG